ACATTCCCCGATGTGGTCGCGGATGTGGTCGTAATCGTGAAAGTGTCCGCAGTGAGGTTAGTCACCGTGTATTGACCGTCTGTTGCTGTGCCGCTTGTGAAGTTTAGGTAATACGAGTCACCCGTTTTCAGCTTGTGAGCAATGGAAGTAACCGTGAGAGTGGTCGTGCCGCTTTGCGAGTAAGTGCCCGTAAAGCTAAAAACACCCGTCAAAGCACCCACAGAGTCCACAGAATAAATCTTGTGTAGGCCAGCAGCAAAGAGTTTAGTCGTGCCGTTTTCGTCTTTGGCGTACACCAATGAGGTCAAATCCTCCGCAGCCGCCGCAGAGAAGTTAGCCTCTGCCGGAAATGCACCGTATCCCGACTTCATTCGTTTTGCAGAACTGAGACTCCGCAGAGAATTGCGGATTCGGCAAATGCTCAAATCTGTGACCACCTCAACAACGAGTGGTGACGGTACGGTAGAGATACCGTCAGACTTTCTTGAGGCTAGAGACTTCTATGTAACGGGGAACCCTCCGCAACCATTGACCTATCTGTCTCCATCGGTGTTTATCAGAAACACAGATTCTCATGTTCGCGGTAAACCGTTGAATTACACAATTTTGGCGACTGAGTTTCAGTTAGCCCCAATGCCGGACAATGTATATACGGTTCAACTGCTGTATTACTCTGCTCCGACATTCCTATCAAGCGGAAATTCAAGTAATGCGTTTATGGCTAACGCTCCCGATGCTTTGCTTTATGCGGCATTGTTGGAGGCAGAACCATACATCATGAACGATGCACGAATTCAGACATGGGCGACCATGTATCAAAGGGCAATCGACACATTGGTTAGATCGGATGAATCTGCTCAATACTCGGGTGTACCACTCGCAATGACTTTATCAAAGAGGTAAAAAATGGCTGCAATGTCTAACTATCTAGAGAATGCTCTAATCAATGAAGTACTCCGCGCAACTGGCTACACAGCACCTACAACTGTCTATGTTGCACTGTTTACGAGTGACCCTACAGATGCTGGTAGTGGTACTGAGTGCAGTGGTACAAGTTACGCTCGTCAGTCTGCTACTTTTGCTGCTCCCTCTAATGGTGCTTCTAGCACTAGTGCAGATATCAATTTCCCGCAAGCTGGTGGCATGGGGAACCATCACCCACTTCGGTATCTTTGACGCTCTCACTACTGGGAATCTGTTGGTACATGGTGCTTTGACCACTTCCAAGACAATCGACACGGGCGATGTGTTCAAGATCGCTAGTGGCTCTCTGACTGTCACCTTTGCGTAATGGCAGATGTTTGTGGCCCATTCACGCTTGAACAGCTAGACCTATTCGGGAGCATCGATAGTCTAGCCTTCTCGCTTGATTCAACCGTTTGGACAGATGCGAACACTTGCATCTTAGAAGCGGCGGCATCCGCATCGGGTGCAGGGTCAGTAAACGCAGTACCCATAGCGGTATTGGCGGGTGCATCGTCTGTCAGTGGTAACGCACAAACACAGATAACTTACATTCGTGTAAGGAACTCAAGCGCATCGGTAAACAGTACAGCGTCTTCTTCTTCCGGCTCACAAGTAACCTATGTTTCGAGTGCTTCGATTACGGGGCTTGGAACGGTCTCGGCAAGTGGGGTAAGGGTAAGGTTAGGCTCGGGTTCGATCAGTGGCATAGCGACCGTTCTAGCGGCTGGAAGCGGCATCTTCTCAAGCGGTGCATCGGTCTCCGGCTCTGCATCAATTGTTGGTGACGGGTTTAGGGTAAGGGATGGCGCGGCTAGTCTGTCCGGTGCGGGTACGGTCTCGGCTGCGGCAATCAGAATCAGAACATCTAGCGGGTCGATTAACGGGACTTCTAGCGTCTCGGCTCTCGGTGGATTGGTCTCAAGTGCTGCGGGTATTCTGAATGGGATAGCGACTGTCTCGGCTGTGCCAACAGCGACATTTCAAGCGCAGATGAGTGTTAGTGGGACGGTGACGATTTCTTGCATTGGCATCCGATTGGGTGACAATTGGTCAAATGTCGCGGCTGACACAAACACATGGACAGATGTGAGTGTTGGTGGGAACACATGGACAACCGTAACCGCTGACGCGAATACATGGACAGATGTGGGAACATCGGGAAATACATGGACAGACACGGCAACGAATTCAAATGATTGGTTAAGGAATGGATGATGCCTACTCAAAGAATCGCATTAGGTGAATGGCTCCCCGATCAACCGGGGCTGACGGGGGCATTGACGGTTGCAAAGAACTGCTATCCGGTGACTGCGGGATACGGGGCATTTCCATCTGAGGCTAACTTCTCTGCGGCGGCTGCGGAGGATTTGACCTCATTGATCTACGCCAAAGACGAAAACGGCACTACTAAACTGTTTGCTGCTGGCCTACACAAGATTTATTCTGTGGACTCTGTTGGGGCTTTGACGGGTGTTTTTAGCTTCACGGGTACTTATGCCCAAAGCGGCACAACCACTCTGACGGTTACTTCCATTGCTCACAAGCTGAAAACGGGCGATTCTTACTATCTGAACTTCACAAGCGGCACAGCGGCAGACGGTCAATTCACCGTGACTAAGCTGACTGCGGACACATTCACTGTAACGACCACCTCCGCGACCACATCGGGCAATGTGACCATTTCACGGGTGGCAGACGGGTACGACACACAAGAGGGCCAACGGTTTAGATTTACTTTGTTTGGGAATCAGATCATCGGTACTAACTTTACTGAGAGACTGCAAGTATTTTCAGCGGATGGAAGTTCGTCATTCAAGAATCTGTCAGACAGTGCGCCTATTGCTAAATTCATCACTGTGGTGCGGGATTTCGTAGTTTGTGCCCATTTGGATGAGAGTGGCACGACTCGCCCATATCGAGTGCGGTGGTCAGCGATCAATGATGAGACTGATTGGGTGGAGAGTGTAAACACTCAATCGGACTATCAAGACATTCCCGATGGTGGGCACATCACGGGCATTCGCGGTGGCGAGTTTGGGATTATTCTGATGGAGAAGTCAATCTCTCGGATGAGTTACGCCGGAACACCGTTCATCTTCCAATTTGACAACATCTCACGGGGCAAGGGCTGTATTGCTTCGGGGTCGGTTTGTCAGTATCAAGGGCTGACCTTTTTCTTGTCAGACGATGGGTTCTATGTCTGTGATGGACAGAAAGTCACTCCTATCGGGGCAGAGAAGGTAGATCGGTTCTTCTTCAATGATGCGAATTTGGACTTCACCACAATGTCAGCGGCGGCAGACCCCATCCGCAAACTGATTATGTGGAACTACCTCTCGACAGACGGGACAAGAAAGCTGATTGTGTACAACTTCACGATTGGCAAATGGTCGTATATGGAGACCACAGCGGATTACATTTCAGACGCTTCTACTGCCTCTGTGACGCTTGAACAGTTGGATTCTGTGAATGCGTCTATCGATGCTTTGGCGGTGAGTATGGATTCGGGACTGTACGCCGGAGGAAAGTATTTTCTCGGTGGGACAGATGGGACACGGGTTATCACCTTCACCGGAGCAAACAAATCAGCGGTGCTAGAAACGGGCGATATTGATGCCGGACGCTCGATAGTGATGTTGGCCCGTCCTTTGGTGGATAACGGCTCTGCGAGTGTTTCTGTGGCCTCTCGGACGCTTTTAACGCAAAGTCTGTCGTTTGGGTCGGCATCTGCGGCTGACACTGATAACCGTGTGTCTCTGAGAAGTTCCGGCAAGTACCATCGTTTGCGGATGCAACCAACTGGCGACAATTGGAAAACCGCGATGGGTATGGATGTTGATGTTGTCCAGCAAGGCATCCGGTAATGTTTAGGATTCTCCCCTTCTTTGGTGGCGACCCGCGAACTGTTGCGGAGATTGTCAACGGCATCATGAACGGCAAGACCAACAATGTGGGGATTGTCACGCTTGCCACCGGAGGGGCGACCACTACAACCATCACTGATAGACGCATTGGGCCGGACAGCATCCTACTGTTGACACCTCTAACAGCGGCGGCAAACACCGATTCTGTGCCCTACGGGGCATTTCAAGACTCAACCGACCAAACAGCGGCTAACACTACGACTGCTTACGCCATCACTTTTGACACGACAGATTATTCAAACGGTGTAACTCTGTCCAACAGCAGCCGATTGAATGTGGCTAATGCGGGTGTGTATAACATTCAATTCAGTATTCAGTTTAAGAACACGACAAACGACACTCAAGATGTGGATGTGTGGTTTCGCAAGAACGGCACGAACATCGACAAGTCAAATTCTCGGTTTGGTATGCCTTCAAGGAAATCATCCGGAGATGCTTCCCACACTGTCGCAGCGTTAAATTTCTTTGTGGAGTTAGCGGCTAGTGACTATGTGGAACTCATGTGGCGACCATCGGATACGGGCGTATCAATCGAGCAATATCCGACAAGCACGACCCCAACCCGTCCGGCTGTACCCTCTGTGATTGCTACATTAAGTTATGTGAACACTTCATCATCGTTCAATGTGTTTGTCAGTTCAAGGGGTAAGGGAACCGCTACGCTGACGCACTTTGCCAATTCAACCGCCGACAAAACATACGGATATGTGATTGTTGGCTGATACAATGACTCTAGTGGATGACCCTGCTGGAGTCCTTTTAATGAAAGGATAAGTCATGGCAACCGAAATGTCGACATCTACGACCACCACCGCGATTGACCCCGCGATTCAGCCATATCTAAC